GCAATAGAAGCTTGTTTGCTATTATCAGATAACGATGTGATCGATTCGATACCTAGTAAAGCAAGACTTCTGTTTATGATCTCAATATCTGACGCTGCCATTAGCGGTTAGGGGGGAACCGAAGCTCCCCCCATCTCCTTAGTCGATAACGTACAGTACGTAACCAGACAAAGTTGCCTGATCCGGAATAGTACCATCGTTGATCTGAGCAGCAAAAACAAAACCGTCTTTGGTTGTGATCTGGCTGTTGATCTGAATGGTATTAGTACCGGCAGTAGCAACTGCGGTATCCGCGCTGAATGCATCAGGATCTGCTGCAATAGCAGTACCATTTGCATCTGCTGCACCGAGATGACCCAGGTCCATAGTACGAGCACTACCAAGAGCAGAGTTAGTCACAGTTGCAGCAAGGATGCGTACAGCACCTGCTTCAATCTGCGCTAGCAATGCCTGATCACCGGCAGTACCTGCACCTGACTGAGTGAAGTCAAATGCTTTAACACGAACCCTACCACGATCTTCGTGAGTAGCATTCATGACGCGCGGAGTTGCCTGAGTATTAGCATACTGAGTTGAGTTTTGTGTAGCCATTATTCAGTCCTCCTTAGCTTTCGTCGCACTTGATTTCAAGGACCTTCTCTTCTTCCATACGGACTGCGCCGAAGGAAGCTGAGCAGTATACCTGAGTCGAGTTACGCTTATCTCTTCGAGGACCAATGTCTACATTAACATCCTGGCCAACTGCCATGAGCAGACCAGATTTACAGTAGGCAAGTACTCGACGATAGCCACTCGAATCGGCATTGACGAGCTCGGTGCGTACGAACTCAAAGCCCATGAAGGTGTTAACGTCGCCCTGAACAAGAGCCTTAACTGAGTTGTAGTCAGCACTTGTTACTTCAGTTGTACGCAAGAGATCAGTGATCTGCTTAGCTGTACAAACAATGTAACGAGGATCTGACGGATCGTTCTCAGCGGCATCCAGAGTTTCTTTAGCGGCTCGTAGTTTACCAATGGTCAAACCAGAGTTAGTAGCTGAACCACTCTCTACATAGTTAACAGCAATCTGCTGTCCTGCAGGGAATGTTACGCTGCTGCTTCCAGTCTTACCTGTGTAAACAGTACCGAACGCTGCTTCAAGAATGATCTCGTCCATCTTACGACCCAGTGCAAAAGAAGCATTCTGAGAGTAAGGTGAAGTCGGATCAATAAGCATACGGATGCGGTCTTGACGGTCGATTAGCTCCGCCCAATCAAAGTCACGCAATGAGACTCGACGTCTGTCATGCGGTACGTTGATAAGTGGAGTGTCTTGATGTCGTCCAGTCACTTCCTGAGCAGAGGTTGCCCCAATCCGATCGTAAAAGTCGAACTCAGCGTTCTGAGTTTCAACTCGCACATACGGGCGTAGGCGCGAACCTTTCTGCTGTAGGAGATGCTCGACGTTTGCCTTGTACTGCTGTACAAAGGCGGTCGTGATTTGATAGGACATAGCCTATACCTCCTTTTCAACAATTAACATTTATTCGCTTTGGCTGCCCTTCCGGACCTCTGCTACCCTTTATAGTCTGGGTTGTGACTCGGACGGTTTCCCGCTACCCAATTTCGATTATAACGCAAAAAATGCGCTACGTAAACTATCCTCCGAGCAAAGTACCCGTAGTTTTACCCGCCGCACGGCGAACAATACCCTGAGCACCTGCACTCGAATAACCCGCAATTTCAGCATTCCTGATAGCTGCTTCTGGATCTGAGTATACCCCTTTACCACGAGCATTTTGCTGCATAGAAGCCATAACAGGATCTGTTTTGCCTTGTTTCTTAATAAGAGCATCGGCTGCTTTAAGATATTTAGATGGAACAGACATACGCTCAGCAAGCTGTTTCTGGTATTCCAGATACTTATTCTGAGTCGATTTTGACCGTCCTATCTTAGTTTTTCTGAACTCTTCGTCCAGATAACCCATTTTAATTGTGCTAGCCATTTTTGTTCTTCTTCTCCCAAGCAGTTTTTGCTTTGTCTCCAAAGCCCATAGCAGCACCTAATCCGCCAAACATAGAATCACCCAAGGCTTTAATTTGCTGTCCTTTAGTAAGTTTGGTAGACCCAGTTTTTGGCTGGGCCTTCTTTTTATTAGATACTGCTACGTCAACCTTGCTCATTACATCTGCTCCGGATAAGCAAAGCCAAATAGCTGCTGCATTTTTTCAATAGCTGCATTGTGACCGTCTTTTTCACTATCACTGTACTGTGCCATGAAATTAGGATCACGCTGTAGCCGTGCAATTTCCTGTCGCGCTGCATCAGGGGTTAGCATAAATGACTGGCCTCGACCCTGTGGATCTACACCAGCTTCCATCATCTGCTGACCAATCTTAGCAAACATCTTAACAAGCATTGGATGGTCACCCATACCAGACTCATCAAGCCAGCCTAAGAATTCTTCGCCGCCAAACTCTGCTGCTGCACGTTGTGCCATGTCAACACGTTCTTCATAAGCACGTCCAAACTCATTACGGATCTGACGATCCCATTCAGCTTGCTGAAGTTCACGACCTTTTGACATTTCGCCAAATTCGCCGTTAATGTGCTCCATATAGCCGTTATAGAGTTTGTTTGCTTGTGCCTGTGTTAGACCTGCGTCATGCATAATCCCCAGCATTTTGTCTTCCATAGCCGAGTCATAATTCAGACCCTCATTTAGCTCTGGGCGCTGGAGTTCATATTTTTCTGGACGACCTAGCCTATTGTAAAAATCATTCCATTCGTCAGCAGATGCTTCTTCTTTAGGTATTGCTACCTTATCAGCACCAACCATACGCTGGGCATGTACATAAGACTTAGCTAGTCCATTAATGTCCTGAATCGACGCGAGGCTCGGATCATGTCGAATATCGTCGCCAAGCGACGCTCTCCAATCACCACCCGAGCTACCCGCATCAACGGACCCGATTGCTTCCTCACTCATCGATAGCCTCCTTTGGTAGGTTTAATAACTCTTGAGGGTCTTTATCAATGAACCTCAAGATACTCAAAACCACACGACGCATACCTTCTCGGTGTGCTGATTCGTGTGTATCACCTGGACAATAACTCGAGTCATTGACATACGAGATTTTGCACAGATGATTTAATACACGCTGACCTGAAGGCGTGAGAAAAATTGCCCGCATGTCATCATGTAAATCTGTTAAACTTCTATTCTGTTCCTGGTCCGCCACCTGCGCCTCCATTCATCATAGGTTGCATTCCAGCATTCTTAGCAGCCATCGACATATCTTTTGCCGTTGTGGCTTGCTGCTGCATCATAGCAGCTTCTTGCATTTCTTGATCAGCCTGTTGTCTCTGAGCCCGTAGTTCTTGTACCTGTTCAGGATCAACCAAAGTTTGCATCGGAGCATCGAGCGTGCCATGAGCCCACCTAAATGTTGCATCTGCATCTATATTATCAAAGATCTCAGGTTTCACATTTGCTAGTGGTACCATCTGCTCTAGGAATCGAGTAAAGTTAAATACTAGCTGTGATTTCTGAGCTCGAGCTACTGGAGATACATAATCAATTTGCAAATTCATCCCCTCTAGTTCAGGAGGGGGTGGAGTTAATTCTTTACGTCTATTCATCAAAGCAAATACACGATCAATCATAGGTCCTAAGAATTCAGACTGTAATCGTCCAACCATAGGTCCCATGAGACGCATACGTTCTTCTTGACGCTGCAATACCTCAGTTGCTGTCATTTGCGGGCCTTCACGCATCTGCAGCCAGTCTACGTGGAATGATTTACTGATATGCTCTCTACGAGTTTCAATAAAATCAAGACCAACGTCAGGACGTTCGCCACCGATTAAAGGCTCAACTTTATCTGGGGTACCTGACCGGTAGTAGTTTAATCCACCAGGAATAGTACGCAATGGCATAATAAAGCCATCATCTGGTACCATAAGAGGAGGATCAGTTGCTTTTTGTGCAGCCCTGATGGTCGTCTTCATCATCTCATTGACCATCTTAATATCAGGCATACACGTCATAGCTGGAGACCTACCGTAAACTTCTCCAGCCGTTTTAGACCATCTAGGAACCATATAAGGGAATTCTTGGTATCCCCCTTCCTTAAGCATGATCTGTTCTTCGACAAGCACATAACATGACTTCCAAGGCATATTATTCTTGTCTTTCTTATCGTAGTCTAGGTCAGCCCTAGGCTCGACAGCATGAACACACGTAAATTCTTGGAATGGCTGCTTAGTAGCTATTTCCTTAAACTTATCAGGTAAAACCTCGCTATATAGCTGCATTAGCTGTCTAGCGGTGTGTTTATACTTACGATAAACCGTATCAACGACTCCCTCATGGTTTTCTGCAACGTAGCAGTCTGCCAAGTGAAAAGATCTAAAGTTAATAGGTTTACCAGCTCGGTCTTCTACCATTATGACGCCTGTTCCGTAGGAACCAAGGTCCAAGTACAATTCATGGACAGCCGTTATAAAGTTAGTAGACGGAACGTTGAAACAGCGATCAAACATCTGATCGACTGTCGATTGCAGCCATCGACGCATGCCTGCACTTTCTTGAGTTCCAGGAACTCGTAATTGGAACCATCTTTCTGCAGTATTGGTCAAATGACCATGCAGACCACTAGCTAGCTGTTCGTTAGCCAATGGTGCCGTCGAATCAAACACCTTATCAAATCTTGCACGGCTACCTCGGTACTGCTTCGTAGTAAAGTCACCCCGGCGAGGATTGACATAGTCAGTACAATCCTGCCAGAGGTTTTCCCACGGAGCACGCCAAGATTCAAGCTGTTCAAGACGCTTGATTATTTGATTGACGTCGTCATGCATTAATAGTTACCAAGTTTTTCTGAAGCTCCACCAAGAAGTTTCTTCTTCTTGATCTTCTCCATTTCTACACCTTCACCGCCGGTTAAGATAGTAGACTTCTGACCTTTACGTGCCTTTTCAGCATCGGTCAATTCTTCTACTGACTTCTTAACGTCCTTATCATCCACTTTAGGTGGAGTAGGAGCAGGTGGTGGGGGTGCTGGTCTACCGCCGCCTCCGCACATAGGTTACCTCCTTTTTACAAATGTATTCCCTATGGTATCATACCCTAGGGCCTCATACAACTTACGTGTCTCTTCAGTCTTTACACCGGTCGACGACGCAGGCCGTATCTCCTTCGCACCGTTTGCAAAAGCCCATTCTTCAAACTCTTTAATCAATCTAACAGCAGCTAAGCCGCCACGTTTTGACTGATCAACATAGAGCAAACAGTCTAATGCTACTAGGTCCTTACCGAAATAATAACTCGAAATGTAACCGACGTACATCGCAAAAATCTTATTATTTTCGCTTTCGGCTAATTTACAAAAGTATATTTCGGGATTAATTACCCATACACGGGCCATTTCGTATACCACTTGTATGTCAAAGTCAAGGTGGGCATACGATGATTCTTTGTGAGCTTCTGCTGCTAAACAGATGACTTGATCAAAGTCATTTAGCTCCATATTCCTAATATTGACTGAAGATGGCATATTCCCCCTCAGCCTGTCTAGGCAAATTCTTGTTATTCCTGTTAATGCGGTCCCTGATCCCTAGTGCTAGATACCTCATCGCGTCAGCGGGGTGAGATGTCCAGTC